CTTTTGCGCGGTAGTCGGAGGAGGTGGCATAAGTTGTTGTTGTGGATGTATATTGAATATATCCAGCAGTACCGCCAGAATTATTTTGAAACACATAGGCATTTATGGTTGCATTAGTTTCTGGTTTGCACACTATGGCAGTACCACGAACAGAATTCTGAATCAAAATGTTTTGATACGCATCTCCAAATGCTGATGTGGTGTTGATGCACAACAAGCCAGAGGAGTCGATACGGAGGCGTTCGGTGCCGTTTGTCCAAAAAACTAACGGATACGCGCCAGTAGAATATAAGTTCCTTGAGTAATTACCCTTTCCAAAAGTGCTGCCAGTGGAGTTGTCGATACACAGGTCTAGAGTTCCACCGCTGTTGATTTGCCGGAAGAACGTAAATCCTGTTGTTGCTTCTGCCTTGACAATAGTGCCAGTCCCTGATGAATACACATCCAGTTTTGCCCCCGGCGAACTCGTCCCAATCCCCACGTTGCCAGAAATTGAGATGTCCTGGTTGAATTGGTTAGTGCCTGTCCAGGTGTTGTTTGCGGTTACATGAGCAAATTCATTCAACGCCGCGGCAGTAAGCTGCAGCCGCACCAGATCGCCGGCAGAAAACGCTGTTCCGGTTGTACCTTCCTGCGCGCGCGTGATGGTGAACACGTCGCCCGTGCGCGAAGTAACCTTGACAATCTCCCGGGTGTTGGACGCTGCGATGATTAGCGTGCAGTAGAACCAGTCGCTACCGCCTGCCGCAGGGAACAGGGCGCCATCGCCGGTGTTGACAGTCAGGGAAGTAGCGACAGTGCTGATCCCGACTGCTAGGGTGGAGCTGGCGTTGTTGGCGAATTTAATGCCCATGGTTCACCTCAATAAAATTCCCGCATGCGTACACCCAAACTACGCCCGGTGTAGCCCTTCCGTGCCTCGGCATTCGCGGTGTTGCATCCCGAGACGAACCGCCTGCCGAAAAACTCGGCGAGCTTCGGGTTCGACCAGTTCTTCCCCGGCATCACGCATAGCCGGTGCAGCGCCCCGGCCTCGACGATCCACCCCCACTTGGCCAAGACCGCCTGGTCCATCCCGGTGGCGCTCCTAAGCGGCCGTACGGCCGCGAATATCTCGAGCCCTCCGGTGATGTTGGAGTCGGGAACCGGCACCAGGTTGATGGTCTGCTGCTCGGTGAACTGGTAATACTGCGAGGGGGACTTGTTCACCGTATCCGGATGGTCCGGATACATGGTACGCACGGTGATATTGTCGAGGGGAGTGATCACCACGCTGTCGTACTTCACCACCAGCGGCACGATCACCTCACCAGTAGCCACCGGCATGGCTGCCGCAAGTGCATACGAACTGGTTCCGTCCACCACGTTGATCGCGTTCAGATCCTCGCGCCAAGCCTGCGTGCGCTCGCAGAAATCGATCGCTGCCTCACGGATGGCGATCTCCACGACAGGAATCGGGCACCCGGTAACATAGGGCAGGACCCGCGCAGTGACAGTGCTGAAAGCCAGAGTAGCCATTAGACTGTCGCCTCCTCCGGCAAGCCGCCGGACTCAGTATCCGTCACGATCCGGTTCTGCCCGGAAACCCCCAGGGCCTGGGTGAACGAGTCATAAAACAGCTTTGCCCGCCCGCTGTTGACATGCTCGTTGTCTATCGACTGGGTCAGGAACACCACGCAATCGACCAGGACCGGCAGATACACGTCAGGCAAGGCCAGGGTGCCACCAATCGCAACCTCGACCGGAGACAGTGCGTACTCGATCTCGAGCGTCTGGGAAGAAGGCGCCTTCGGGTAGATGAAGAACTTGTTGGGGTCCCGCGGATGGCGCATCCACACACTCGCGGCGGCGGCCGTATCGGACGGCCAGGAGGGGAGATTCTGGTCCATCGTCTCCCGGTTGCTTTCGACCACGGCGGCGCCGTTCTGGATGCGCATCACTTCCATCAACCGGAAGCTGCCGGTGGGGGCCGACTGGATCACCGCGCCGGCGGTGCATGCTACGGTGCCAAACGTGGAAAAAAGATCAGGACGAAGGACCGCAATGCGACCCATCGCCTCGTTGACGAACTGCAGTAACGCCGTATCCGAATACCGATAGGTTATAGTCGTATCGTTAATCAGGACGCGGACGTCGTCGATGACGTCCTGTGGAGTCATTGCTCATCCATAGCGGGCGGCACGACATCTGCCACCACGTCCTTGTTCAGCACCGGATCGGTATCGGCTGCGACCGGGCCGGGCTCGGGTTCGTTCGCCGAGTCAAGTTCCTCGACAAATGCCAGGAACGGTGTCCCATCCATGTTGCACGGCTCCATGTCATCCATGCCACGCAGAATCGTGGTGGCGACGAAGACGACCCCCGTGCGCTTGTTCATCACATACGCCGATTGCTGTGCCATAGTGGCCCTCCGCAGTGTTCGTGGTGGAAGGGAGGAGCCGAAGCCCCTCCCGTTCCTATTAGGCCATCAGGATGCCGTAGATACGGATCCGGATGCTGCCCGAACCGAGGGCTGCGGTGTCCATCTCGAACGTGAGCTTGTTGGTGGACGCGGCCAGGTTGGCAGCGGTAGCCGCCTTGTGGACGTTGGTGCCCGCAGTGGCGTCGAGGTCGAACGCGGTCAGGCCCGTGATGTTGGTGTGCGAGCTGGCCCAGATGCCAAGATCGAAGTTCGCGTTCGCGGTAGCCGCGACGTTGACGTAGACCGAGGCACCGAGGATCAGCAGGCTTGCGCCCGTCGGGACTGTGTAGAACTCGACCGTATCGGTCGCGGCAACCGCCTTCTTGCTGCCGTCGACGACGTAGTCGATGACAGTGAAGCCGGGGAAGGACGCAACGTCGGTGAGGCCCGGGTTAATACCCGCAGCCTGCATTTGCGCAATGGTCTGTGCAGCCATGTTTCAGTCTCCTTTCAATTTGGAACGAGGTTTCGAGTCGACCGCGCCTTCAAGCACCCTCTCCCACCCCCGAAAAAGAACGTTCGGCAGGGTAGTAGGTGGGTACAGATCTGTCAGCACGGTCAACTCGCTACGTCGCTAAGTTGTTGATTTCGCTCACGGACGCGCGTACAGGCGGGCCAGGGCTTCACCTTTGACGGTTTTGAACCCGTAGACCTGCAGGCCGCGAATAATATTTCCGAAGGTGGATTCGGCGCGCAGAGTCTCCATCTCGGTCATCTGCGAAGCGAACGTCAGACCGATCTTGTGCCCGGCCAGCACGTTGTAGCAGGTGTACGCGCCATCCACGATCTTCGAGATGTTGTTGCTCATGTAGATGGTGAACCGCTCGATCGAGCCGATCCGGCCGTTGCGGAGAATCGACTGGCCGTCGCCGGTCATCGACGCATCCTTCAGGTCGGACTTCTTGATCAGGCCGCACATCCAGGCCGGCATGACCAGCCAGCGGCTGGACTCGGGCACGTTCTGCTCGTCCAGGACGACACCCAGGTCGACGATGTAGTCGAGGATGTTCATCTTGGTCACCTGCACCGGCGAACCGGAGGCGCCGAGGGCGATGTTACCGCTGATGCGACCGGCAGAGTTGCCGGTGTTGGCGGCGGCGACGTCAGCGTAGACCGAACCCAGGAGGTTGGTATCGATCTTGATCTTCATGCGCTCGGAGGCGTCCTTGGACCAGGCGTCGAGCAGATTGATGTCCGCCTGCACCTTGTCCACATCGTCCTCGATCGCGGCGAAGTATTCGCCCTGGTCGATGTTCAGCGTGATCTTCGCCTTGTCCGGACGGTCCAGGGTCAGCGTCTGGCCCTTGGAGTACGAACGGATGGTCATCTCCGGCGTGGTGCGAATCTGCACCTTGTCGCCGAACGACTTGATCTCGCCTTCGTAGTCCGTGTTGGCGATGTCACCGAAAACGGTGGCATCGTAGAAATTCTGGATCAGCTTGGCTGCCCAGAGCTCGGGGATAAAGTTGCCAGTGTAACTGGCCGAACCTGCAGAAACGGGAAACGGCATGATTTTCTCCTATCGAGTTAGCGTTTCGCGTACCGGCCGGAGTTGATTGCCTCCAGCAGTTCGCGCTCCTTCGTCTGAAATTCCGCCTCCTTGCCCTTGTACAGGCCACGACGCCAGTCGGCGTACAGCTTGTCCAGGTCCTTCTGCGAGTACGTCTTCGTCTCCTGCCCGCCAGCGGGGGGCGTCGGACGCCGATTCGACTCGACAGTGACCTGTTTCTCGAGCTCGGATTGCGGGTGAACTTGCGCAGCACTTGCGCCGGCTTGGGTGGTGCTGCCGCCAACCCCAGGCTGATACGCCTTGAAGATGGCAACAACCCGGCCCGCGTCGAGATTGGCGCGGGCATCTGACAGGTACGCGTGCCGGCTGATGCCGGTCATCGAATCGACCACGCCGAGCCACTCGAGGAACTTCGGATCGACGTTGAGCTGCTCCCAGTTCGGCACCGCGTTCGACACATCCTGGAAGAACTTGTCTTCCCGGGTAAGCGCCTGCGTCTGCGCGACCGTCTGCACCTGCGACGTGAGTTGCTGCACCGCCGGGGCGATGCTGCGTTGAAGCTCGACAATCGCATGCTTGATCGGATTGAGCTGAGGCTCGAGCCACCGCTGCATCATGGAGAAGAACTCGGGCGTGTAGTCCGTGAGTTCGTCTTCGGTCAGCGCGGAAGCGGGTGCAGCCGGTTTGGACGGTTGCGGAGCCTGTTGCAGCTGCTGGACCTGGTTCTGGAGAGCCATGATCATCTGCCGCTGCTGGTCGGAGACCGCTTGCGAGGTCTTCAGCTCGTTTTGAAGCTGGGGTAGCTTCGCGTCGAAAATCCCCTGCAGCGCCTTGAAGCGCTCTTCCCACGTCTTCTCCTCCGGTGCTTTGGGGGTGAACGGCACAACTTCGCCGGTGGGAGCGGGGGGTTCGCCTTGAGGGGGTGACTGGTCCGACGGAGTACCAGCGTCAACGGGCTTGGCCAGCTCGGCGACGGTCTGATCCGCGGCTTCGATTTGCTTGCGTACTTGTTCCGGCAGTGGCATAGCGGTCCTTTCTGGAGTGTCGCTAATCGATAGGTACTTATCCGTTATCCGGGGATCCTATCGGGTTTTCTCCGCACCTTTGAAGGCGTGCAGAAGCTCCTTGAGGGCCAGAGCCCTCCCTCGAGTGACGTCATTGCCATTCATCTCGAGGTTGTCTCGCTCGAGCTCACGCTGGGCACGCAACCAGTCCATGAACCGGGGGTTGTGGCGGGCGATGAGCTTCATTTCTTCCAGTACCTCTGTCGGGACCAGCATTACGCGGTCTTGACGACAAGGAAGGTGTAGGTCTGCGACGCGGTCGGCGTCACCGAGCCAGCGGTCGGATTGACGAACCGCAGGGTCAGGGTGTTGGCCGCCGAAACGCGGGCGCCGCACAGGCCGACAGCCGTCGCGCAGGTGTAGGGGCCGATAAAGACAAGGTCGGTCACGGCCAGACCAGTAACTGTGACGTTCTGTTCGGCAGCAGTTACCGTGGCTACGGCAGCCGGTGAGAGAGTGACTTGAAGCAACGAGCCTTTCAACGGCGAGTCGACCACCTGCATGGCGATCTGCGTGGGGGTAATACATTCTGTGGTGCCTGAACTCATGACGAATCCTTTCCTTTTCAGGTTAGTTAGCGCTAACTATAGATGATTCGCTCGACCTGTCAATGGACCTCTCCCTCGCGCCCGTAGGAAAAGACCTATTAACTCCTCATCGGTTAAATTCTGTATCCCGGCAGGGTACACCGGAAAAAGCCGCGCGCCTTGATCGTGGAGTTGGCCCCAGCGGGGGCTGGTGCACCCCATCCCAGACGCCCTGCAGCGCGCATGTGCAGAGCCCCGCGATGATCATTGCTTACCTCTCGCTGACTCGAATGCTATCGCTCCAGGCGACCTGGTCGACGCGACATTGTTCCCCGCATGCCTCACCGCGGTGCCCGTCATGGCCCCGCTGCCGTCCCGCTGGGTGTCCATCTGCTCCTGGGGCATGCCCATCTGCATCTCCTGCAGTCGCTGCTGCATTTTCTGCTGTATCTCCAGCTCGTCCTCGGAGGGAATGATGTTGTCGACGTCCATTTCAAGACCCTTGGCCACCTCGCGCAGGATCGCCGCGCGGCCCTTCGGCCCCACGATCTGCGCATCGATCGGGTTCGCCGTGATCTGCAGGAACTCCACGCGGCGCAGGTTGAGCTGCTCCTTGACGATCGACGAGACGCCTTTCGGCACGATCATGGCATCGCCCTTGATCGTCTCGTCCGGGTGGAACCGCATGTTGTAGACATACAGCCGGCGCAGCAGCCGCGTGATGATGTCCTGGTCGATGTGCGTCACTACTTGACGGATGCCCTTACCCGCGCTGCCCATCAGCATGGACAGGCCCGACGCCGTGCGCCCCGCGCCCTGGATGTCCGTATCGCCGTAGACATAGGCCGGGATGCCCGACTGCTCGTCCGCCATGCGCGCGAACTTCTCGTACAGCTGCATCAGCTGCGCCGTCATCGGGTTGGCATTGTTGAACCGCACCGCCGGTGCCGTGGAGCCCAGCGGATCCGATGTCGTCTGCCAGATCTTCCAGGGGTACATCTCCTCGATGTCCTCCCCCGGCGGCAGCCGGTCCACGGTCACTTCGACCTGCGGCCCGGAAGCAATCGCCATGTTGTTGACCATCGCGCGCGCGGCTGCGTTGCAGATGTCCTGCACGTCGCGCACCGCGTCCGGCACGCCTTTGCCCCACAGTCCGCCCGGCACCTTGATGAAGCTCGTCATGCCGTACGGCTTCTCGCCCATCGGGTCGTAGTTCATCACCGCGCGAATGGTGAAGCGCCCGACCTGCCAGACATTGACCTCGTACTCGCGGTCCGGATCCGGCACTTCCGCCGGCGTCATCCCCCAGTCAAGCAGCAGCTGTCCACTGACGCTACCCCAGCCCTCGAGAACGTAGAACGTCGGATTCGGCGACTCGATCAACGACAACCCCACGCGCTGCTCGAGTCTCTTGCGCGTGAGCTCGTTGTAGTCCACGCTCAGCCAGTTGTTCAGCAGCCCGTCGTCGTGATCCCGCAGGGCCTCCGATATGGCCTGGTCGTCGTAGCCCGGCATGCCCTTCATCTGCGCGAGCTGCTTGCGCGTGAACTCGTGCCGCTCGAACACCCAACCGTCGTCGAGGCTGCTGATACCCGCCTCGGGGAAAAAATCGAACGGACTGACCCGCTTGAACACCGGCATGATCTTGTCGGCGACCATCGGCACGGTCTTGCCGCTCTGCATGTCCCGTCCCCAGGAGAGGTACGGCCTGCGCGAGACGATCGGTCCCTTGATGATTCCCGCGGAGAACGTAACGAGGTCCGAGATGAAGCGGTTTACCGCCTCGACCAGCCCGCCTTCCGCCGTCTGGTCCTGCATCTCGGCCTTCATGCCGTCGACGGCTTCCTGCGCTTCGGTGTTGCGCTTGGACTTCACCTTGCGCATCACCAGTTCCTTGAGGTCGTCCAGCTCGTGCTGCTGCGGCGCCATGCCGGTCATCTGCACGTACTGCGACACCTGCTCGCCTATGGCCATCATGATGAGCTGCATCTCTTCCGGCGCGATGTCCGGCACTGGCGTCGGCTGGATGTCCCATGGCAGCTCGCCCTGGCCCAGCATGATGTCCCGCAGCCAGCTCTCGGCCGCCCGGCACTTGACCTCGGTCAGGAGCATGTAGACATCGGCTCCGCCCTGCTTGGCGATCTTCTGCGCCTTGTCCACCTCGTACTCGCCGTTGCGTTGCCGCAAGGCCTTGAGCATGTCCTGCTCGAACGACCGCTTGTTCTCGTAGGCCGAGTCCCAGAGCTTGCGGACATGACCGGCAAGGTCGCTGATCAGCGTAGAGAAATCCGCCGGCGGCGCCATGGCCGCCTGCTCGGCATCGAGCTGGGCGTTGTTCTTGAACTGTACAAGCCCCGTGTTCGCCATGTCAGCCCCTCGTTATCCGTTGAGCGTGGATCATCCCCATACCCTTTTCGGTGCTGCCGGCTGCGTCAAATACGGCTCCAGCAGGGCGATGCGGATCACAGCGCGTCCTTCGCCGCCCAGCTTGCCGCGTAGATCGCTTCGCCGTGTTGCCGCAGCGCGTCGGCCAGATCGGCGTGCTCGGCCCGATCCAGCATCACGATGCTGTTGTCCATGCACCGGATGGGCAGTGTGGCTTTCGCATCGATCTTCCCTTCCTGCCACAGCGTCAGGCGGCCATTGAGCGCGGAAATCATGGTCTGATCGACCTGATATTTGTGGCCTTTCCATGTGAAGCCTGCGACGAGGGCGGCGTCACGCTGGCGCTCGATGTCGGCGCGCTTTTCTTCCGGCGTCGGCGGATCGACAGGTTCCGGCGTGTTGCCTTCGGAGAGCCAGAGGAGGTATTCCTGAAAATCGACGTTCGCCGGATCGTTGGGGATGCTGGCGTTGTCGGACAGACGGATGATGCTGGTGGATTGTGTGAGTTTGTACATGATTTATAGCTCCGCATCAAAGTTCATAGTTCGCTCGCCAATGAGGCGGTTCCTCCAATTGCGTATGTATCGCCTGTTCCGCTTGAGGCAACCTCAAATCCAAATTGAGTTGCACTTAATGAGGTATAAGCAAGATTTCCGGCAACAGTATTAAAAAGAGTTCCATCAGTTAATTTTGTAACCGTGGGAGATGCTCTCATTGCTACCGGACAAGAAATTGTTGTTCTAAAATACTGGATTCCAGAGTAAGAACCAAAACGAGCAGTTGTAGTGGCAACGCTATAATACCTCTGACACAGCGCCAACTCAGTACCAATCGGGCGGGACTCGAACGGAGTGGCGACGGAGCCTTCTTCGAGTTGGAAATCTCCAACGTAAATATTTTTTGACGAAATGGTAACGGATGACGTGGTGTCTATAATGATTTCCAGTCCGTTTGTCGCATCCGACGATCCAAGGGTTGTGGTCAGAACAACATCAGTCCATGTGTTATTCGCTACGGATTGATTTGCGCTGAAAATGAGTAACGTATTTGAATATGGAGCGTAGAAAGTGTCAGCAGAGCCGGGTTTATAGATCAAAATCCGGAAGTTCTGTGCCGACCCGAAATCGTGTTTGACTCGACATTTGATATAGACGGTTTTCCCATTCAATACAGCAGCATTACGCGCTTCGATGCGGTGAACAACTGAAACAAACCCTGTCGTAC